ACTTTGGAAGAATACTTAAAAAATTTAGCCATAAATATTTTATTAGTAGTGTAGTGATAACAATAGTTCACAACTTATTCAATGTTTAGCGCCAAATAGACGTGTTAATATAAGTTGGTAAAACGGTTTGTCACGGCAAAGTAACCATCCTTAGGGTGGTTACTTTTTCGTTTTTAAGGAGCTAAAAAAGTAAAAGGATATATTGGAGATTTTATAAATTTTATATAAAAATCATCTTTTAAAATAATAAAAGTGCTGTGGAGTCAATAAACCATCTAACGGTTGATCCCAACTTTGACGTTCTAAAGTATGTTCAATAAATTGGAATTGATGTGCCAATCCTAAACGGTAGGGCTTATGTTTAGCACTTGCTAATGTACGATCATAATAACCACCACCCATACCAATACGTGTCCCATAGTGATCGCAAGCTAAAAGTGGCATAAGTAGCAAATCAAGCTGTGATACATGTTTTCCGCGAGTCGCCATAGGTTCTTTCATTCCCAATGGGTGATGAGAAAAACGACGACTTAAATATTGGTTTTTATTTATTTTTACCCATACTAAATGTTGGTTCATCGAACAAATCATGGGTAAATAAACTTGTTTGTTCTTTTTAAAACATAATTTGATAAGAAGATCGGTATGGATTTCACCAAAAGCATGCAGATATAAACCGATTTTTTTTGATGAATGAAAAATAGGAAGGTGATTTAGGCAATGTAAAACATTAAGCTGAGCCTGTTTTTGCTCAAATTGGGTTAAAGCTCGTCTTCTAGATCTTAAATTTTTTCTAATAAAACTTAATTCATTCATGGAGAAATCTAACAAAGATTTGCGGACAGTCGAGCAAAATTATACCTACTTTTCTATAGTTTCACCGAAATTTAAAAATTATTAAAAAGCAGTCTTCTAATGTATTAGACCAGGTAAAAATAGTTTTGTTGTTAGGAGAAGCTATCTACATATAATTTTTTCTTTTTTACGTATTTACAGTATTTATTTACATTTAATCAGGATAAGTATATTTAAGGATGAATATGAAAATGTGAAACCTATGAAGTTAAAAATTTTAACAATGATGTTATGTGTGGCATTGCTCAGCGGATGTACGAAACAGGCAGAATCTGAGGCACCTCAAATTGATTATAAAGCTCAATTTGAAGAGTCGGACCGAAAAATTGGTGAATTTTTAGATCAGTTAGATAATCCAAATACTCCTCAAGAAGTTAAAGTTAAAATTTTATGTCATGACTATCCTGAGGTGTATAAAAAACAATACATGCCTGCATTAATAAAAGTTTCACCAAAACCGTATACTGAAGAAAAATTATTGTCAGATTTGAAAAGTGCAACTGACTACTATAAAGGGACTTTGGGGATAAAATGTAATGAATAATATTTGAATTAAATCACGATAAAAATTTAAAAGTGTGAATTGATTGGCATTATTTAGTTGTGCTAAATTTCTTCTGTTAATTACTTAAACTTTTCTCTGGATTTGAAATGCAGATCTTAAAATTTTTACAGAGTTTTAATACAGTCGGCACCTATTTAACACTTGCTTCCATCTTGCTTGTGGTCATGATCATTTATTTTTATGTAATTAATCCCGCATGAACATTTTGAAAGGAATAGGTCTTCTCATCTATTACTTTTTTAAGAACGGAAGATGAATAATAATAGGATAGGGATATGAAATTTAAAATATTATTATTAAGTTTTATTGCCACCGGTTGTTATGCTAATGAAAGTACAGCTGACCCAGATATTTGTAATATCGTAAAAAAGGTCGCTTATAACGTGATGGAAGCACGGCAGCAAAAAGTACCAGCACAAGATTTACAACAAATTGCTGATGGGCTGGCAGATGAAGAAGCCAAGCAGCTTTATCAAGACTTAATTAGCTCAGCTTATGCTGCCAAAGTATTTAAGACAAGTTTCTTTAAACGCCAAGCAATTGAAGATTTTCAAGCAGGATGGTATGAGGAATGTTTACGTAGAAATGAATAATAATTAAAAAATAATGAGTATTTAATTTTAAGAACAACTAATTAGTTAAGAGAATAAAAAAATAGACTGACAGGTCTGTCTAGGTATTTTAATTTGAAAATAGAATTCGAATTTATAGGTATTTATTTAAAAATAAATGCTCCGAAGATGCCGCTGCATGTCGTTACCCTTGAACCCTAAAGTTCAGCGGGATTTTAATGATTCTAACAATACAATGCAATATTAAGCAATACCTCACGATATTAAAAAATTAATATTTTTAGTAATTTATATCAAAACAATACAATGCAATATTACACAATCTTTAGCAATACAAAAATAGTCTATTAATGGTCTATTTCGGGAAATACGGTCTATTTTTCAGGTTTAAGTCTATTAAAGGTCTATTTTAAATGATTAAAAAAGCGGCACTTAGCCGCTTATGCAGTATGTGCCATTTTGTTTTGCTCAATATAAGCCAAAACATCCGACTTCATATAGTTTACTTGCCGCTTATGCGGTTTAGAGAATGGAATGCCGCCACCTTCACATCTTTTCTTCTGTAACCATGGTAATGATACGTGCATTACGATTGCAATCGTTTCAGGCGGGAAGGTCTGATTATCAGCAGCTTCCCAAAATTCTTTTTTAGCAGCCTCTTTTTCTGCATGTGTCATACGATCTAATTTTGTTAAACGTGACATTTAAATCTCCTTACTTTCCGCTTTAACTTCTTTCAGTGATTCAATTGACTTAATCCAACTTAAAATGTGTGGCTTAGTTATTTCATCCTGACCGTGAAACCAGTAGAACTTTTTTTCTTTTTCAAGAGCGTAATAAGGTTCACCAGATCCATTAGGCACAAGAAAATAATGGGTAGCATCTTTTGGTGCTGATTCAAGTATTTCAAATTCACTCATCCCTCAGCTCCCGATTCAATATCCAACTTCATTGCACCTTCTTCTGGATATTCGGTCATCCAAAAGTAATAGCCTTTCCCACTGTGGCCATCTTCAAAGAATTTAATTGTTAGTTCAGTATCAAGTTGATCTAAATCTTTCTCACCATCTGGATTTACAAATTCGAGAAGGCTTTTTAGTTGATGACCGCTAAGTGTTATGCTCATTGTTCAGCTCCCGATACGTTTGGCACACTATGAAAATGCATCCAATGTGAAGGTGGATCATTTTGATAGTTTGCCCATACGCTATTTAAATCCTCATCAATAGTCATATAGTCTTGTTCTGGGGTGACATCAGGAGCATCTACCCAACAAATAAGTACCATTATGTCAGTAGGTGGCAATTCATCAGTCACGCTAATCCACGTTGGAACTTTGGATTTCATGAAATCTACGGCTTTCTTCCACATTGCCCAACCACTATTTACACGATGGTAAACATCAAAAAGGTCTTCTTCACTTAGATCAGTTTTGACACCTTCAGCAATATCAAAACAGCCGCCATTCATATCGAATTCGAGGACATCTAAATGTTCGGGAATCCAATATTTTTCTTTAAAAATAGGCAATTGCTCAGCCCAAAATGGAGTTCTGATCTTAGTTCAGTTTTAGCCAATTTTTCTGATGGTTCAGAAGTTGAATTTACGTTCGATAGTGAGGATGAATACAATCAATTCATCCACTTAATAAGAAGTATTAACTTTACTTCAGATTTAAATTTTTAATATACCGAGTAAATTGCGGTACAAACGGCCTGCTAGATTTTAATTATTAGCGGGCTTTTTTACTTAATGTGTTAAGCTGAACTGAATAATTTTTGGAAAAGTACAATGTTCATTTGTGTTGGTGGTGAGTTAGACGGCCAGAAGATTGAAAAAGAAGGTCGTTTATTAAAAGCTTCTGATATCGACCCAACATTCACAACTGAGTACTACAAGCAGGTTTTTAACCGCGACAACATTAATTATCGTTTTTGGCTTCCAATAGGATCAAACTTGCATGAAATGTCTGAGCAAGTTTTGGATATTTTGAGAGCATCAAAAAATTAAGTTTAAAGTATGTTGTAAATACATCTTCTAATTTGTATGATATGTCACAAATACTGCGCTGAAAGTTTTTGTTTTTATGCCCCGTTTCTTTTTTAGAAGCGGGTTTTTTGATTTTAAAACCCCACTCGCTTAGGACGCTTTGCGAGTTTACTTGCCGGACGTATTACGGCGCAAATGGCCCCGCTACATACTAGTTATTGGCGGGGCTTTTTGTTTTATTAATCTGATGATTTAGTTCTCGATAGTGAGCAATTTACTATTGAGAATCAAATACTTACACTTTACTTTGATTAAAATTTATGCTTTACTCATTGAATCATTCATTGAGAGGTGAAGCATATGTTGTTTAATGGTTCAGAAGAGCTTGTTGTGATTTCCAATGATGGCACTCGAAGCGCTTTGAAGTCTTGTAGAATTGATAATGAAGAAACAATCTTCACAAGTGACTCTACAGATGGCGTAAGTATTGGAGATCGATTAATCAAGAAATTACAAAATGGTTCAAATCGAGAATATTTAGTTAAATCTGTTAAGGATGGTGTAAATATGTTTGGACATAGAGAGATTAGAGTTCAGCAGATTTAAAACCTACAGTATTAATAACCCTACCTTAAGGTAGGGTTTTTCTTTTTGGAGTAAGTATGACTGAATTTCAAAAAATTACGCATGAGATTAGACAGCTCCAAATAGAGCTAAACCATTTGGGAAGTTGCAATACAAAAGGTTTAAATACAGAACAGATCGCTCACCTAGATGAGCGATTTTTTTTGGCCATAGCAAAGCAAAATAAATTAATTGCCCAGCTCAACAATAAGCCAGAGGGCTTCTTTTAAGGGGCTCATTCGTGGACGATAAAGAGTATTTTTGGCTAACACGGAAAAAAGAACCTAAAACTAAGTCCAAATCTAGACCACTACCTAAAGCTACTCAAAAATACTTAGAGGCTGAAGAAGAATTTACTCAAGCTTTAGATAATCTGGAAATTAAATATGAAAAGAAATTCCAGTTCAAATCTACAAAGCATTGGCGATTTGACTTTCACTTAATAGAACATCGTATTTTAGTTGAAATTGCTGGTGGACCTTGGTCGGGTGGACGAAAGGGTAAGCTTAAAAACAAAGCTTGGAGTCTTGATCGTTACGATGTAGCTGAAGAGATGGGCTACACAGTAATTCGCATAGAGACAGCTTCAAGATGTCGCATTGATGAGTCTGGACCTTTGCAGTTACGAACTGAATACGCAAGCCAATGGCTTAAAAATTTAAAGAGGCAAATATTTAATGGATCAGATCAGACCATTTCCACCGACTGATTTTATTGATCAAGCTGATGAAGAGGAAGCAATTCGTTTAATACCCGCTCCAGACCTAAAGAAATGGGTTGTGGCCAACTACTTAACGATAGGTGGACCTCTTTATAACCCTGACCATGACCATATTGCTGAGCTGCTTCACGATAATGAAGAATTTTTAGCATTTGCTTGGGCCTCTTCTGCATATAAAAGCAAGCAAGCTATGGTGTTAGGCCAGTGCGAAAAAGTCATGTTCAATGTTGGTGGATGGCGTAAGGCCAGACAAGAGCAACAGATGCGAGACTGGTTCGGCTTTGTGCCAACATACTTAATAACTGTCGACGCTTCTTTCTGTGAGCGTGCAAACGATACAGAGTTCTGTTACTTACTTGAACATGAGCTTTACCACATTGGAGTGATGAGAGACGAGGACGGAGAAATTGTTTATAGCGATAGTTCTGGTCTTCCTAAGCACTATCTTGCAGGTCATGACGTTGAAGAGTTTATTGGCGTAGTTAAACGTTATGGACCAAGCAAAAATGTTAAGCGACTTATTGAAGTCGCAAAAAATCCGCCGTTTGTTTCGAATCTTGATATTTCAAAATGCTGCGGAAACTGTGTAATCAATTGAGCCTAATGGCTCTTTTTTTTGCCCATTTTGTTATACGTAGTTATACGATGAGGAAGTTATGGCGACACTAAAAGAGCCTGTGAAAATCTTTATAGTTCAGTCTCTTGCTTGTCGTGATACACCTCAAGAAGTAGCTGAACTCGTAAAACAAGAATTTGGCGTTGATATAGATCGTGTTCAAGTTGCAACTTATGACCCTACAAAGGTTGCTGGTAAGAACTTAAGCAAAAAGTATGTCGAACTATTTGAAAAAACCAGAGATGAGTTTGATAAAGGCTTAATTGATATTCCAATTGCCAATAAGTTCTACCGATTGAAGCAATACCAAAGACAGCTTGAGAAGACTAGAAACGTCAAAACAGCCTTAAAAATTCTTGAACAAGCCGCTAAAGACATTGGTGGTCAATTTACTAATCGCCAAGAAATTACAGGCAAAGACGGCGGACCAGTTCAAACGGTTAATTCTGAAATTCCAGTTCCAATGGAAGATTACTTAAAAGCGCGGAGGGAAGTCTTAGATGAGTACTGATGCGGCTCGGGATAAAGCCATCCGGATCGAGGCGCAAGAAGATTTATATTTCTTCACAAGGTACATGTTTAAGGAGCGCCGTGGTTATAAATGGATGCAAAATTGGCACCACTTAGAAATCTGCGAAGCTTTAATGAAAGTTTATCGCGGAGAGATAAAGCGGTTAATTATTAACGTTCCACCACGATATTCTAAAACTGAAATTGCTGTAATTAATTTTATGGCTTGGTGTTTTGGTAAGAATCCAGACTGTGAGTTTATTCATATCAGTTACTCGGCAATGCTTGCCGCAAATAATGCCTTCCAAATACGAACCCTTGTGCAAGAAGAGGCGTATAGAAAAGTCTTTCCCGAGCTTACATTGCGTGATGATAGTAAGGCTAAAGACTTCTGGAGAACTTCCCAAGGTGGTGTCTGCTATGCGACTGGTACAGGCGGTACGATTACTGGTTTTGGTGCAGGAAAACTTCGTAAAGGCTTTGGTGGCTGTATTATTATTGATGACCCACATAAAGCACATGAAGCTTCATCAAAAACTATTCGAGAAGGGGTAATTGATTGGTTTCAGAACACACTCGAATCGCGTACTAACTCGCCAGATACGCCAATCATTGTGATTATGCAGCGACTTCATGAAGATGATTTAGCTGGATGGTTGCTAGGTGATAGAAAAGACGGCGTTCCTGTAGCTGGTGGTAACGGTGAAGTGTGGGAGCATCTATGTCTTTCAGCTATTCAGGAAGACGGATCCGCACTGTGGCCAGCAAAACACAATATCCAAAAATTGAGACTAATGGAGCAAGCGGCACCGTATGTATTTGCCGGACAATATCGTCAAATGCCATCACCGCCAGCAGGCGGTTTTTTTAAGCCCGACAATATTCAAATTGTTGATGCTTTGCCTGCAGATGTAGTGAAGCAAGTAAGGGCATGGGATTTTGGCGCTACAGAGAATGAAGGCGACTTTACAGCAGGTGTGCGAGAAGCTCTTGGTGCAGATGGTTTTACTTACATTGTCGATGTTACAAGAGGACAACTTGGTCCAGACAATGTAAATAAACGCTTAAAGCAAACCACTGAGCTTGATGGAAAAAACGTAACTGTTCGAATTCCTCAGGATCCTGGTCAAGCAGGGAAATCTCAAGCTCTGGCATTTACAAAACTTCTCAGTGGCTATCATGTGGTTGCAAAACCAGTATCGGGTGACAAGATCACTCGGGCACAGCCTTTTGCCGCTCAAGTAAACGTTGGGAATGTTCGAATGCTTAAAGGTGATTGGAACAAAGCCTTTATTGAAGAACTTCGGAATTTCCCTAATGGAACAAATGACGATCAGGTAGATGGTGGATCTGACGCTTTTAATGAATTACATGAAGGATTTGAAACCTTCTTCGCTGATATGGGATTTGCTCGATGAGTGATGTAACTTTTCAACATGCTGAATATGTTAAGAACTTGCCATACTGGCAAAAACTTGATGATGTTTGTGAAGGTGAAGATGCAGTTAAGGCTAAAGGTGAAAAATATTTGCCGATGCCAAATGCACATGATAAATCACCTGCAAATAAAAGCGCTTATGAGGCTTATCTTACCCGTGCAGTCTTTTATGAAGTAACAGGGACTACATCAAATAGTTTAGTTGGTGCAGCTTTTGCAACCGATCCAAGTTTTAAATTTCCTCCGGAACTTGCTCATTTAGAACGTAATGCAAATGGTGCTGGTTTAAGTACTTATCAATTGGCTCAAAATGGAATTCGCCATTTATTGAAGCATTATCGTTGTGCTTTATATGTAGATTATCCTGATGTGCCGCCAGCTCGTAATCTAGCGGAATTTAAAGCACAAAAAGCCTATCCGATGATTCATTTACTAAATGCCCTTGATGTAGTGAATTGGGATTCAGTAATGATCGATAACCAGAAAAAGCTTTGCTTAGTGGTTATACGTGAATTTAAGTCTGAGCGCGGTGCTGATGGATTTAGTAAAACCGAACAAGAGCAATATCGTGTACTTCGTTTAGAGCAAGAGGGTAATGGGGAATATATTTATTCCGTTCAGGTGTATACAAAGGGTGAAAAGGGTAACTGGGTTGGCGGAGATAAGAAGTTTCCAACAGATTACAACGGGAATTTCTGGACCTATATACCTTTTACATTTGTAGGTGCAATTGATAATTCAGAAGAGATTAAAAAGCCACCATTACTTCCTTTGGCTAATCTCAATTTAGCCCATTACAGAGACAGTGCGGACTTTCAAGAGTCCGTTTTTTATATGGGGCAACCTCAATATTATGCGAAGGGTGTTAATTGGGAGTGGTATGACCAAGCCAAGAAACGTGGCATCTACATTGGTGCGAAAGTACTTTTGCCTTTACCTGAAAATGGTGGTTTAGGAATTGTACAAGCCGACCCTAATACTCTTGCCCGGGAAGCGATGAAAGATAAGTGGGAAAAAATGAAGGAGATGGGGGCGCGTTTAATTGAGAAGGGCTCGGGAAGTAAAAAGACCGCTACAGAGGCAAATAGTGATGACGCCGTTCAGCATTCAGTTCTTTCGCTCTGTGTCGTTAATATGAATGAAGCCTTGTCAGCAGCATTACGATGGGCTGCTAAGTTTGTAACGCCTAATGTGGATGTTCTAACTAAAGATGATTTGATGTTCGAAATCAGTCAAGAATTTAACAAACAGGGTTATTTAGCTGAGTTAGCTCGACAGTTATTTGAAGCAGCTCTACAAGGCCGATCTTCATTTAAATCATGGTGGGAATACAACCAAACAGGTATGTTCCCTAAACAAAAATATGAAGAAGAGCTTCAGAATGTTGAAGCAGAGCAAGATGGGACTTTAAATCAAAAGGTAGAGTGAGATGGCAACAGATATCAAAAAACTATTTGAAGTACTCACTCAGCACCAGGCCTATCTTTATCGTGCTTCATCAAAAACGGTAAATGAGTTATTGGCTTTATTCAATGATGATACGAGCAAGATGCTATCTAAGCTTCGGGATTTATTGGATGAGCTTAATGAGTCGGAGAAAGTTGCTTTAGCTGGTGGTAAATATACAACTTCAAATTTAAGGGAAATTAGGGATTTGATTGCCCAATGGTTTGCCAGTGTTAATTTAGCATTACCTGAAGCTTTTGCCGTTTCTGCTACGGCGCTGGCTGTTTATGAGGCCAATTACGTAGCTAAGCTCTATGGAGCAAAAATTAATAAGCCTGATGGGGAAAAACTATTCTTATCCGCTAAAAAAGTTCCGTTGGCAGGTGGCGCTCTTGTCGATGATCTGCTTTCAAGAATTGCTGAAAGTGCCCGTCAAAAGGTTGAGTATGCAATTCGAGATGGTATTAATTCAGGCAAAACTAACCAAGAAATTGTTCAGCGTATTCGTGGTACCAAACGGCTTAACTATGAAGATGGGATCTTAAATGGTACCAAAACTGATATTGAGCGAACGGTAAGAACTGTGCGAAGTCATGTAGCTAATCAAGCCTATCTAAATAGCTTCAACCAAATTGGCTTTGAATATGTCCGATTTGTTAGCGTTTTAGATGGACGAACTTCTAAGCTTTGCGCTTCATTAGATGGTTCAGTGTGGGAAATAAATGATCCGGCAAAGCGAGTGCCGCCGTTACATCCTAACTGTCGCAGTATCTTGGTTCCGGTCGAGAAGGACGGTCAACTTGTTGGCGAACGGCCATTTGTAATGGACGAACGTAGAGTTAAAGACATCCCCAAAGAAGAGCGAAGCCAGTTAATAGGACAGTTAGATGCCAATACCACTTTTAAAGAATTCTTTAAAAAGACAGATGATTTCTTTCAAAAAGAGTGGCTAGGGCCGAAGCGTTACAAGCTCTATAAGGAAGGAAAATTTGATTTTGAAAAGTTCTTTGATCCTGAAGGCCGTTT